TATAGGAGCTGTTGGAGTATTTGACACCACCTTCCTTTACGAAGCTGCCGATGGTGTAGATTTTGCCGTCCTTATCCATGAACGCCATCTTGCTGTCGATAGCATTGGAGATCATCTGCATCAGGTTTTTGTCCTTGTAGAACTTTGGGACAGCCTTTTGCAGCGGGCCGAGCTGACTGGCAATGTACTCCATCGTATCGGAGATGCCCTTACGCGGACTGATATTGATGATGCCGTTATGAGCAACGCCGAGCTGCGCTGTGGTGCGAATCTTTTTGAGCATACCGACGCTGTCCGTCACCGGGAACGGATGACAGTTCTCGGGCTTCGTACCGCCATGAGTAGTGATACGGAAATGCAGGATGATAGAAGTCTTATCCAGATCAACACTCTTACGCAGTTCATCCAGCGCTTTCGAGAAAGCGTTGTAAGTCATATAGCCTTTCTGAATATGAACCTTGCCATCCTTGGCATACATAAACCCGGCTCCATCCGGGTTATTTACCCACATGTTGGACAGCGTTTCCTCGTCCACCATCGGAACATTATGGGGCTTGATGCAAATGACACACATAGGCAATCTCCTTTCTTACATTGCAGGAGCCAGTACAGGCTCGGCTGCGGTTTCACGAATGATTTCGACATTTTCACGATGGAGGTTGTAGTAATTGCACCCAGTGCCGGTATTGAACGTGGAAGCGTGAGTGAAACGCTCGAAACCGGGCTCGTCAAAGCGGACTTCAAAATCAAAGTGAGCATTGGCACTTCGGCAGATGTGAGTGATTACGGCTTCCCGACCAATAGCTCGGCGAAGTGCGGAGACATCATAGCCCTCATTGTTGACGATGCGAACACGATCACCGACACGGACGCCGCGCAGATTCAAAATGCGATGATACATCCTGATATTCTCACGAATAGCCTGCTTCTTCAACTCGATCGCCCTTCTGCGATCAGCTTCCCTGCGCTCCAATTCCATGGCTTTCTCATACTCAGCCATTGTCTCATACTTGAAGGTGATAGCAGGCTTCGGCGGAACGAGCGACAAACCCTTCTCGTTGAGGTAGAAGGTCAGTTCGTCGTAATGATCAATGTCGATGATGTCCTGCCACTGGGAGGCGAGAACTTCATCGACGTCGTGAGTCATTGCGTATTTGACGATGTTGGAGACGAGCTGCAACGTCGCTTTAAGAGTATCGAGTGCCAGAGTTCCGTTGAACAAACGGAACTCAACGGTGCTCGAATTGCACAGGTTCACGGCCTGATACCGGCCACGATTTACGGTCTCCAGCGCGTTAGAAATGACAGACTCTTTGACGAGCCCATAGCCGTCATCATCGAAGTTGCGGGCGGCCCAATCGTTGAGCTGGCTTTCCCGACGCCGGGAGAACGTGACCATTTCCGGCCAGTGACGGGAGACCAGCAGGACGATCTTCCCAGCGGTTTCGTCGCGGTCTTTCTCAAACATGCCCATCTGGAAACGGCCAACGTGAACATGCAGACCGCAGGTGCGAGCTTCATGGGACTTGTAGCCGTAATCCTTAGCTACCTTGATGATGCCCGGCCAATCCAGGCAATTAAGATGGTAATCGAGAGTGCAGGGATGAGTCACGATCTCGATTCCCTCGCAGTCGAGAGAACCGTCATGCTTGCAGTAGATGTCATCGCTGACCTCCACCAGATCGTCGGAGCATTGCCCGGCGTCCTCGCCTTTGTCGATCTCCAGCTCAACGCCAAAGAGCAGCTCTTTGACGTCCGACGTGTTTTCAAACTCGTCATGGCTGGTCTTGAAGATGGGGCACGGCTTGTAGCTGTAATTGTGAATGCTGGACATAATATGTATTCCTCCTTAATAAATTTTCAGTCATAGATTTCGCCAGTCATCGTATTCACGATGCTGGCCCAAAAAAACGTTCTTTGAAGAATGCGGGCTTCACGCAGAGACATATTTTCGCTGTATCGACCTTCTTCCGGGTAATAGAGTGCAAACATGCTAATCAGTCCTTTCTTTCAGAATGTGAATAATGAACATGATCGTAAAAGCAATGAGGAGACTGTACGCGACAGCCTCCTCTTTGATGCAGTTAAGCAAAGCACCGGATAGGATGAAACCGATAACTGCTTCGGCTTTCTTGATAAGTTCTTCCATCACAGAGGCAGCTTATCGCTCGTGTCATCCCAGGGCAGGTCTCCATCGTCATCACCGACGGTGAACGGCAGATCAGTGCCATCATTGCCGAGATCGGTGAAGCCGGAATCACCGCCGCTGAGATCGCTTGCGGGCTTTACGGTATTGGTGCGACGCCCGCAGAAGTTCACGCTATCCACGTTGATCTCAACGCTATAGCGCTTCTTCCCTTCCCGATCAGCCCAGGAACGGGAATGCATGGCACCTTCAATCAGGATGGGATCACCCTGACTGAAATACTTGACAATGAATTCCGCCGTCCGGCCCCACGCAGTAGCATCGAGCCAGTCGGTGATCTTCTCACGGTCTTTGCCGCCAGTGCCGTCACGATCACATGCGAGACGGAGATGAGTGTAGCTGCGGCCAGTGCCGGTCTTAAGCAGCTCGGGAGTAGCCACGAGCCTCGCCATAATAATAACTTTATTCAACATAATTTTTATTCTCCTTTCAGAATAGATCAGTTTAGAATTTCCCAAATATCTTCTGTAGAACTACCATTTCGGAGCATCTGATCAAATATGTACTGAGCTTCCAGCTCCTGCCAGTACATTTCCTCAGCGCTTATAGGGCATCCTCCTTTCATACACTTTCAACGCACAGATGCTGACCGGACGCGAGTGCATCAGCCAGCATCTTACGGGCTTCGTCCAACGTCTTGGTGAAGGCCACGGGAACCTTCACGAAACGAGCGCCGTTATGTACGATCTTGAACACGCGATACTTTTTGAACATCAGGAAAACCTCCTTATTTTCTTTTGTCTTTCGACATCTACCTATCTGCACATGAGCGCAGCCAGTGTCAACGGACAAGGTTTTCTCCCCCGCGAGAGAAAACCGAGACGCCGTAGGGCAGCCGTTGACTCTGGCAAGCCATGTGCGACGTTTTTGCTTTTTCTTTTTTGTTCTTGTTCTTTTTGTTCATCTCTGTTATTCTCTTTTTGGGTGATTCTATGATTCCGACCGAATACTATTATTTTTGGGATATAAAGCAGAAAAAGGTTGGCTTGCTTTATGTTCTTGAGAAATATGATTCTGAATTCAGATTTGAATATGGCAAAAAGACTTTCCGATGCTCCTACGAATACGCAAAGGGCAAGCTCTATAAGGACTACAGGGAGATACCCGAATACCAAGAGATGAAAGCGAAGCACGCCGCCTACGAAGCTGCGGCACGGCAGGCTCGCATTGAGAAGGCGGAAGCTCGCATCGCAAGGCAGGAGAGAGAAGCCGAGATCAGGAAAAAGTACGACTCTGCGCCAGACCCCGACACGTTTGTGGTCTACGGAGACTGAGGTAGCAAAAAAATAACCCCGGAGGCCGTTAAGCCCCCGGGGTTGTGTTATGTAGGTTTGATGCTTACTTTTTGTCTGCCTGCTGCTTCTTGGCGGCTTCCTGTTTTTTCAGGATAGCGTTGTACACCTGAGTGTACTTTTCACCGGAGAAGAATGTCCTGTTACGGTACTTTTCGACCTGTTCCGGGTCGAGCAGCGTCCAGCACCGGAACTCCGTCTTTGCGAGGTCATCCAGAAGTTCGCCGAGTGTCATCCCAACGCCGCGACCTGCGTTCTCGTTGGCTACGTTCTGCTGGAAGGTAGCCACGGCAGAGAGCTTGACGCTGGTCTCCCACTGCTTGCGAGTCTTCTGATCCTCAAGCAGGAGAACCATGAACGCTGCGTACCGCTCTGTTGCGGCGAAGAACTTCGGGTATTCCTCGTTGCTGACGATGCGGACTTCGTGCTCCCCGACTTCGGGGATTGCCCGGTAGCCAGCAACGACGGTCTTCTGACTGCTGAGAGCGGCGAGCCAGGCAGCCGGGATTTTCTTCTCGGCAGGTTCGTTTGCCTTGGCCTCGTTCAGCTTGGCCTGACTGTTGTCAACGCCCTTCCGGTTATCGACACTGTAGTCATCAGCCGGGAGATCGTGGAACCGCTCGGCGTATGTGGGGTTCTCCCGAACGCTGGGAGTGCTGACGCCGTCGATCAGGTTGTCATCCCCGATCCACGGAGCGACATCAGAGCTGCGTTCGACTTTCGCGCCGACCGGACGCTGCTGGTTGCTGGCTTTGGCTTCTTCACGGTTGCGAAGAGCCTTGGATTCAGTGGAACGAGTGGTGTTACGAGTGGTAGACATGTGAGTCTCCTTTCTGCCCTTGACGCCGGGCCAGCGAAATAAAAATTCTCGGTAGGTTAGAACCTCCGAGTTTGGACAAGGGCCTTTTGAGGTAGACCCTTGAGGAACCTATGAAGATCAAGCGAGCGTTTTGGCCCGACCAAGGTATTCGTCAAGGCCAAGAGGAAGAACGTCCATCAGGTCTTCCCACATGATCCGAGTGACGTCATCGTAGGTTAAGAACCCACGATCAAGACGCTTGTACACGCCATCCCAGTAGCCGTAAGCGTCAACCTCAGCGGCTACTTTGACCATCCCGGGATCGTGGAGATGACCAAGAGTACGATTGTGGTTTGCTGCATCTGCGAGTGCAGCGCGGAAAGTGTTGGAATTCATGGTAAAACCTCCTTAGAAATTTAATTAGAACGGGCAAGCCGAAGCTCACCCGTTGAGACCGAAGATCAGGCATTCGTCGAATCTGTTCCAGAAGCGAGGGAATTCCGCCATCACAGCTTTGCAAGCAGCAGCGTAATGATGGGAAGGCAACTCACCGGGATTACCGAAGTGCCCGATTTCCGCCAGCTGCTCCTTGTATGCAACATCGGTGATGAGCCTGCCGAGCCGCTGGATTGCATACACGTTCCCAAGCCGCTGCTCATTTTCATCAGCGAACATAACGAACGCTTCCCAAGTTTCCCTCCAATAATTGAGGGCCATCTTTCTCTCTTCTTTATTAGCGGTATAAATGTTGGTGTACATGACTGTACCTCCTTGAATGATGTAAGTAGACAAGTACTATCTACTTCACCTTCACCTCACCACAAAAGAGATCAGGGGGAAATGCAAGGGAACCGTTTCTTAAGTTTTTTGCACGGCACCAGCTACCTAAGAGGCACTATGTTCCCCTGCGAAAAACTTAAGAAGCGAAAGTCCCTTGTATTTCACCCCTCTTTTGTGGTGTTATGCCTACCTTTTGCACTATTCTACTGTTGATGCACTATTGCACTGTTGGTCTTACTATTAATACTATTGTATTGTACTATTGATAAGTTAGTAGTGTCGGTCTCGTGGTGGATATACCCTTCGGGGGTATACTGTACCTATTGCATAATGGAACACACCCACCCTATTGACACAGCAAGGTGCGCGGGCTGGAGGCTGGGGCTGGGGCGTTAAGGTAGGCCGCGGGCTGGGAGGTAGGTACTTGTGTGTCATGGTTTTTGAGATGTACCGGAGGTGGGGGGTGGGTGTCGGAAAAACGGGGGTGACCCGCTGAGATTAGGTATATATAGCCACTACACTTTTAGTCTCGAATTTTGGGTTCAGCTGATATATCTTTAGTCAGGTTTTTCAAGTTCAGGAAAGAAATAAATAAAAAATAAATAAATAAAAAACAAGAACAGTGGGAAGGGCTTGACAAAGAAGTTCACTTGTGATAACTTGTGGTTGAACGGAGTGAACTTGCTGGGCATGGGTTCGCTTGTGTTCTTTTGGCTTGCATAGAGAGCCTCCTTTGATTAAGCCTCAAGGCTGCTGGCGTGGTGTAGCACGTCGTAGGATGGAACGAAGCAGCGGCGTGGAAATCGCCATATGCTCCTGTGGCGCAACAGGAAGACGCAACCGCCTTAAAAGCGGCAAAGTGGGAGTTCGAGTCTCTCCGGGAGTACCATACCGGCCTACAGGGTGCCGCCCCAGCCTGTAGAGCGCCTAACGGCTTATACTGGGTGGAGTCAGTGGCGCGGCTTCACCTCCCCATCCATATGGGGGTATCGGAAAAATAGGGGGCCGTTGATTTGAAAACGGCTTTTGAAAATACTACTGGGGCAAAATAGACAACCTTTACTGGGGCTGTGAGCGCTCGTGGAAACGGGCAGCTCATGGCCTTTTTGTATTTTGAGGAGTTATGCCGAAGAGACGGACGACAACGAGCCAGAGGAAGAGCCTGACGCTGGACTTTGGGGAAGCGACGCCGAAGCAGCAGCAGTTTCTTGATGCCCACACGTTCTATGTGTGCTATGGCGGAGCGCGAGGCGGAGGAAAGAGCCACATTGCCCGCGTGAAAGCAGTAGGCTTGGCGATGTTCAATCCGGGGATTCGGATATTGATGGTGCGCTGTCACTATCCCGAGCTGGAGGCGAACCTGATCCAGCCGATCCTCAAGATGGTTCCGCAGGAGCTGTACACCTACAACCAGACAAGCCGGTTGATGAAGTACCAGAACGGGAGCGTCATCAAGTTCGGCCACTGGGACGGCGACCGGGCGGAGAACGAGTATCAGGGCGTCGAGTACGATGTAATCTTCATCGACGAGGCTACCCAGCTCAGTGAGAGGGCGTTCAACTACCTGACGACCTGTGTGCGCGGCGTGAACGACTTCCCGAAGCGAATGTATCTGACCTGCAACCCCGGCGGCATCGGGCATCGGTGGGTAAAGCGGCTCTTTATTGACAAGAACTACCGGACGGGCATGGAGAACCCAGAGGAGAACGAGAATCCCGAGGATTACACCTTCATCCCCGCCACGGTATACGACAACCCGCACCTGCTGAAAAGCAGCCCGAAGTATCTGGCCCAACTTTCGGCCCTGCCGGAGAGCATAAGAAAGGCTCACAGGGACGGCGACTGGACAGCGCTGGGCGGGAACTACTTCAAAGGCTTCGGCGAGCAGCACACGGTAAAGCCGTTCAAGATTCCGAGCCACTGGCCTGTGTACAGGGCGTTTGACTACGGCCTTGATATGCTGGCTGTTGGCTGGTTTGCGGTAGACGAAGACGGCAGAAGCTGGTGCTTCCGGGAATTTGAGCAGCCGAACCTGAAAATCCAGGACGCTGCGGCTGAAATCCGGGGTCACACGCTGCCGGACGAGCAGATTCGCGTGACATATGCCCCGCCGGACATGTGGAACCGTCTGAAAAACGACACCCGGACGATGGCGGAGCTGTTTTTCGAGTATCAGGTGCCGATTTTGAGGGCGAGCAACGACCGTGTTCAGGGCCACATGATTATGGCGAACGCGATGCTGCCAATTCCGCTTACCGACCCCTACGTCAAGAAGCTCTACGGCGACAACCCGCCCGAAACGCTGCCGGGCCTGATGTTCTTCGACACGCTGGAGGGCGTCATCGGGGACATCAAGGACATTCAGGCGGACGATAAGAACCCGAACGACTGCGCCAAAGAGCCCCATGAGGTCACGCACAGCGTTGATATGGTTCGCTACTACTGTGTCAGCCGGTTCGGAGCGGCGGAACAGCCGGAAGAGAAGAAAATCGTCTACGACGAGGATGAAGAAGTCGGCTATGAGGAATACATGTGCGGCGGAGACCTCACGGCAGACTATATGGAGTTCTGAAAGGAGCACATAAATGGCATATTTAACCCTGACACTTGCGATTTTTGCGGCTTTTGCAGCCTCCGCAGCCTTCTTCCTTGTCGTTATCTGGAAGGGCAGCACAGACGACAAGCTGGCGTCTATGGCTTTGAAGATGGTAGAGCTCCAGAAGCAGCTTGAAGCAGAAGAAAGACAGCCTTTTGATCCCGCTGCCAAGTGGGACGAGGGCCTGAACAACATGATGGAGTACACCTTGAAGGGCTACGGCCTTAACACGGACTTCTTGAAAAAGGACGGTGACGTAGATGGATGAATTACGGCTTGGCCTGTTCGGCGACAAAGACGAGCCGGATGCTGCCACAGCATGGAACATCTACGAAAGAGGCATCAAATTCAACAACCAGCTCAACCTTGAGGAGACTGTCAGGGTCAACCGCAATTTCGTGGTTGGCAAGCAGTGGGAGGGCGTACAGTCGAACGGCCTGCCCACGCCTCAGTTCAACATCCTCAAGCGAGTGACCGGTTTCATCACCGCCTCCATCACGTCAGACAACATCAAGGTGAACGCGGAGGCGTATGAGAACACCGCAAACACGAACGATCTGTCAGAGCCGGTTCGGATCGTGAACGAGGAGTTTGAGCTGCTGACGAAGTTCAACGACGTGCCGGGGCTTGTCCGGGAGTATGCGAGAAACGCCGCCACAGACGGCGACGGCTGCATGTTTACCTACTGGGACGACGAGGTTCAGCTCGGCAACGGCGTTCATGGCCTGCCGAGGACGGAGATTCTGGACAACACCAGAGTGTTCTTCGGGAATCCGAACGACCGGGAGGTTCAGAGCCAGCCATATATCACGATTGCGCGGCGTGAGATGTGCCGCAGCGTTCGGAAACGGGCCAAGGAAGAGGGCTCCAGCGACTGGGCAGTTATTAAGCCGGATTCGGAGGAGAATCAGGCGATTGACAGCTCCAAGTACACCGATGACAAGGTGACCGTGCTGCTTACGATGTGGCGCAACGAGGAGACCGGCGAGATTTGGGCCTGCGAAAGCACCCAGACGGTCATGGTACGGAAGCCCTGGAGCCTCGGGATCAAGCTCTACCCGATCTGCTGGCTTAACTGGGACTACATTCAGGACTGCTACCATGGTCAGGCGATGGTCACCGGCCTTATCCCGAACCAGATTTTCATTAACAAGGCATGGGCGATGGCAATGTGCAGCCTCATGCGCACGGCCTTCCCGAAGGTGGTCTACAACCGCCACATGGTCAGCAAGTGGGACAACCGCGTAGGCGGAGCGATCCCGGCTGACGGCGGAGACCTGAACAACGTCGCCAAGATTCTCGACCCCGGCGTGATCTCCCCGCAGATCAGCGAGTTTATTCAGGCGGCTATCGACCAGACGCAGACTGCCCTTGGCGCGACTGCGGTTGCGATGGGCGACGCAAGACCGGACAACACTTCGGCTATCATCGCGTTGCAGCGGGCCGCAAGTACCCCGTCCGAGATCACGAAGCAGA